GAACAGCCTTAGGGGTTCGGTGAGACAGGGGTGCTTTTCCCCGATTGCCCACGCTGCGCCATAAAACTCTCTTGACGGATACGATTTACTTCCTCCCTCGTCATCGACTTTATCGTGTCCCTCATCTCGGTCAGATATATTGTAATCAAGAAATAGTCTTCCAGTTGTGCTTTTTTTTTACACATATCCACAAGCGGAAGAAGCTCCTTATCGCTGTTACTGCTTTACGTAATAGAACCACCGCCATAAGAGCCAATAGAAAAATTTTATTTTGAAATATCCATTCAACACCAATGCAGCAGCGCACTTTGCCGAAACCTTGTCTTCTTCTTTTTCTTCCAAAAAGATGTCCGTCACTTTACGCCTGGTACGGTTTCTCATCCAGCTTATACTGAATTTTCTGCCCCTTATCTTTACTATGTCTTTCTTGTTCTCAACAATTGAATTCAGAGCTTTTTCCTGCTCTGTAGTGGCTTCTTCCACTGTCTTTTTCTTTGCCATAAATAAATTTTTAAAAGAAGAAAGGCGGCGGCACACATACGCCACCGCCTTTAAACAGATATTCAATCACATGAAATAGGTACTCTTTATCCCTCGGAATCTTCAGTCTTCTCCAAAATGAATATTTCCACTTCTTCCGAATTTGCTTTGGGTGTTACGGTCACATTGAAGTATGCAGGGTTATCACCGTCAGCGGCAACCAGTGAAGAATACATTTCCACTTTAGGAAGTATGATTATAGTGCTTCTATCATTGCTTGGGAATATGAGAGAACCCAAAACCTTTTTGGGATTCATACTATATCCCTTGCCTTTATAAGTACTTCCGTCAATTAGACCGGAAGCGGCATTAACTGAAACATCCGCACCCGCAGCGGGTCTTTACAGTACCCATGAGCAATTCATTTATTTTTCCCGCTACGGAGGCTATTTGCAAAGAGATGTCACTGTCGCCTTTTACAGCCTTTGAAGTCCATATTCTTTCCCGTTGTCAATTTAATCTCTGTCACGTCAGCAGCTCCTGTGTCAAAGGAAATACCGTCTTCCAGCACTGGAAGCTCCATGTCCACAGTCAGAGCAGAAGCCGCAAGGTCGGTGGATTTTATTTCGGTACTTTTGTAATAAACCTCTTCAATGTCATTAAACAAAGTTTCAAGAGATGAAAGTTTGTCTGTAATAGTCATTCCTGCCATATTATTTTCTCCTATAATTTTTTATAATTCATTTGTATAACTATCCGTTGTGTTCACTATCAGTTTTGCCTGAACGAACCAGACTGTAAAGCCCAGCCCGTCATCTCCTTTCATAACCACGCGAGGCTTCGTCACCGAATACCTTCCGCCTTTCATGGGAAACTTCTCCATGAGAACGTCCGCCATTTCCTGCAACCGCTTTGTGTAAGCTACACCGTTTGCCCTGTTTCTAGCCATCAACTCAAACCGCATTGTAGTACTCTGGTATGCGTTCTGATCGTCCCACGAAACAGGAAACGAAACCACTACCATATCTTCCATCTGTTTCTGGGTAGCGGGCCTGTGTTCAGGAAATACATTCCTGCTCACGTCCGTTACGTTAGCACAGACATCTTTAAGAATATCGCTTATATAGTATCTCGTCACGTGTGCCATTTATTCTATCGGTCTTAAACTTTGGGCCAGAACCCTCGGAGAAATTTGAAAGGTCTCGGTCAGAACATTCAAGCCATACATGTCTTCCAGAAAATCGGAATACTCAGTTCCTGTACATATTACTATACCGTAACCCTTATAGACTTCCGGTTTGTAAGTCGTAAGAAAACCTCTTGGCTGTGGTATATCCATACATCTTGTCTGTTTCAACCACATCTTTCAGCCTTACAATCCTTTCTCTTCCTGTCATGTATTCCTCCACAATCGCCAACACCATCCTTTTTGTAGCTCAATTTCCTTCGGGTAGGATTAGGAAGATGATCCATATCTTTCAATGCAATCGTTCTTGCCAGTTTTCCTTTCTTGAAAATACCTACCATGTAAGAAGTGATAGTGTTTCCTGTAAGGTTTTGAAACTCCTTTGAAAACTCTGCGTCCACAAGTAACTTGTAAGAAGCATTCGTCAGAACGTCCATCATCTGTGTGTCCATCAGTTTCTTGAACGTCTTGAATCCTTCATTCAGAGCTTTCGTGTTCGTTCCCATATCCTTAGTTGCTAGCCATATTGAAATAAAACGTACTTCCCATTTCAGACGGGGCAAGGTCAGATATAACGTTTTTTCGTAAATGTACCGCTGTAATCCGTAAAGTCTATAAAGTCACCTTTATTCACTCCAAGTATCAAACCTGGAACGTCCCACAGCGTAATCACCTTTCAGCACATTATCAGTCTTGAAAGTACGAAGACTGTTGCTTCCATACTTCATACACTTACCCTCGTACAAAACCATTTCATTCCCGTCATTGAAAGAAGTTTCTCCCTCCATCCGGTAAATCTTGCACGTATGCGGAAAGCTTGGATTATTTACTTTCGCCATATCCTCATCCCCCTTGCAGTCATTCTGATAGTTGAACCTGTAGTATTCTCTCCATACCGCTTGTAGATGTCGTTAGCCATTGCGCGAAGGTTTCGTTTGTCGAATGCGGAACTCTGCGTTCCACCTTCCTTATGTTTCCAAACGCCATGGCTATCCTCTATGCTTCCCTTCACGCTTGGAGTGCTTGCGCACCACATATAAAGGTCAGCTTTGCACAACTCTTTTGTCCGTTTGTCAAGTTCCGTCACATCTGTACCCGGAAGGAGGCCACGGTCTATTAGTATAGTGCTTATAGCGCTATCGTCTACATCAAACCCGACACAACCACGGAGATAACCTTCAATGGTTGTGTCAAGTACTACTGTATTTTGAGAATTATCATTCATTTCACTTTGCCTTTAAGCTGTAACAGTATAGATACACATATACTGCGGCATCTGCGGAACACAAAGGACCGCCATTTCGCTCTCTATGTACATCGTTCTTGTCTTGCTCTCGTATCTCTGTGTCAACAGCGTACGGCCTCCGTCAAACCATGCGATTCTCTCCGTTGGGTCATCAGCAAGTACAATCGGCTGTACGGCCTTAATAGTACCCAATTGACCGTCCGGTACGAATGATACATTCAACGGATCGAAATTCTCGATATTAACAGGCTTGATTTCTTTTGCGTCTTCGTCGAATTTCTCTACAGCCGCAATGCTGTCTCTCGGAACGATAGGACAACCCACCAAAGCTTCGAAAGCCGATTTTTTGGCTTCATCACTCATGTTCTGTGCATATTGTGCACCTACAGTATCAGGCTTGGTAGCACTGGCCGCTTGCGGATATAAGGACAATCCGATACGTGACAGTACCTTAGTGTGAGTCAATAAATCATCCCAAAGATCACTGGCTATTTCAAAATGCCCATTAGGGAATCCGAGCTTTCTCATCGCTTTTCTCTTGTTCTTTAAGAACAGGATAGGATCGGAAGTAGAGCCTTCGTTTGCAGGCAAATGGTCAGAGGTGGTCCACCATCTTGCTGTACCCGTAAGAGTTTCCTTGTTTGCAGAAGGTACACCAAAGTTCAAAGGTAAGTCCCTTCAAGCCTCTCGGATTATTCTCCAAGTCAATGGTAAACTGTCCTTTGGAAACGATACGCATACCGTTGATGTGTCAACGCATTTCTGTTACCCGCAAGCAGCTTGTCCGTACTGTCAAACATAAGATTTCGGATAGAAATCTCTAGCTTCCTTGCGTCATAGCAGCTTCTCCAAAACGTTGGATCATTATCATCTGCTCGCGTAACATCTTGGCACTGATTGGATAACGGTGCTTCTGGGTAGGAATCTTGTTTGAACCGATGTTGAATTTGCCGAAACTTTTGTCAAGTCCTTCGGAAGCTTCATCAACATATACGGGTAACGTTGCGATATTAAGTGAACTGATTAGCTGTTCATAGGTATAATCAAGCTGGATTTCATTATCCCAGTCAAAACCGTCCACATTAAGCACATTGTACTTATCATTGAAACGGTCTACGAAACTTTGAAACTGAGCGTTTCCAAGTCCGAAAGTCAGTAGATCATAATAGTTCTTCACATTTGTTCTCATCTGTTTACCTCCTTATTTTTCGTGAATGGGAACAATCATCGGCAGTACCGCTAATACCTCATCGGGAATTTCTTCTGCCAGACGGTCAATATAAATCTCTCCTGCAAAAACTACTGCGCCCGTAGCATACGGAAGACTCCAGGTCCGCATCTACATACACGTCATGGTACAGAAGCCCCTTTATGGTGGAAGGTTCTACAGTACCGGACTCTTGTGTGGCAGTTTTTACTTCGCTCGCCTTGACAATGGTAATTTCACCTTTTGCCTGGTCGAACTTGCACATTGAGCCGGAAGGTATGACAGAGCCTATATAGGTAGAGATATTCTTAATATTTCCACCTACAGGAAACTGCCCTTTCACTTCGTGCCAAATGTTTTTGCCGCCCCCATATTCCTTGGAGGTCTTGCCAATACATTTCCTAGTGTACTCATTTCTTAATGGATTTTAGTTTTACTTCTTTTCAGGGAATTTCCCCTCTTTCGCTTTGCGATTGAAAAAATCATCAAGCTCCTTCTCGTACTCCTTGCTATCGGGTGAAGCGGTTCCTCCACCACCATAAGGAGTGGCACCTTCTCCAAGATAGGATTTGAGGCGCTCTTCGTATAGCTTCTTGGCTGATTCGGTCAGCTGGGTATCATCCATGCCATCCGCAATTTCCACCATTTTCACTACATCGTTCCAAAGTGACTTGGTTAGATACTTTCAACTCTTGCCCCTTTTCCAAAACCGAGTTTCTCAGCATGTCCATGGAAGATTTTTTCTTCTCATCGGCAGTGCTTTTTCCAGGGCTTCCAGACGCTTGGTTATCGCATCGTCAGCTAAGGGAGTAGTATTGGGCTTCGGATTGGGATTTTGTGGGGATGCAAAGTTTTTCTTCGCTTCCTCCACTGCTTCGGCAACATCATGGTTGTACTGCCCTTCAAGGGTTTTCAGCACCTCTGTATGCAATGCCCCAATAAGCATCGTCCGGTTCTGTCCCCTCTGAGGGCAAATGTTTTCCCACGTATGTTTCCAGTGTTTTCTGAGAGAAACTAGTTTTTCCAAGCTTCTCAGTCAGAGTGGATAAGATTTTTTCTTTTTCCATAGGTTTTGAATAAAAAATAGAGCTGCATCAGAGGTTTTTCCTCCAATACAGCTCTATCGGCTTTATATATTTAAAATTCTTATTTCGTTCCTGTCACATCAACTTTGATATAACTCCTGCATCGCCTGCATTGAATACGAAGCATGATTACTCCATTCAAGTATCTGACTTCACCCATTTTTTGTCCACATATCGGGCATGTAACCATTTGTAATGTTTCTTCCTTTATACAAGAGTCATCTAATGAAGTCCTTACTTTTATCATACTTTACTGATTATGTTGCAAATATAAAAAGCTTATTGCAAATTTCAAACAAAAAATACGTTTATTTTCTATGAAAGTTTAGATAATATACATATATTTGCAAATATAACCAAGCCAAAGAGCTGTATTAGTGAGCATTATTGCCCGCCGATACAGCTCTTTTTTCGTGTATATGGAACTGATAGACAAAAAGTTGACAACAAAAGATGGATGTGAGGTGCTGGATTGCGATTATGTTCAATCTCTTCGCGATACAGACAAGAAACGTCCTAATCACTTAAAAATAATAGCTCAACTTGGAGGACAGGAAAAGCTTCTGTCCACCAACGCCGACATAACCATATACGGAGGAATGAGGGGCGGGGGAAAAAGCTACGCCTTACTTATGGAGGCCCTAAAGGACGTTAAGAATAAATTCTTTCGTTCCGTTGTCATGCGCCACGAGATAAACGACCTTTCCGATATTATAGAAACGTCATACCAGATATATGTCCAGTACGGAAAATACAACAAATCCAAGAATGATATGACATGGAACTTCGACAAAGGCGGTTTCCTCGAGTTCTCTTACCATGCCGACAGCGTTGAGGACTTCAAGACACGATTTCAGGGGCATCAATATTCTTACGTAGGCGTTGATGAAATAACGCACATGGACTACCCTAAGTTCAAGTATATGATTACCTGTAACCGTAACGCGTTTTCATATACGTAACCGGTTCATAGGCACATGCAACCCCGATCCGGACAGCTGGGTAGCTAAATTTATAGAATGGTGGATAGGCGATGACGGATTTCCAATACCTGAAAGAGACGGAGTAGTACGATATTGTTTCATGGACGGGGAAAACGTAAGCAGCATCTACTGGGGAGACACCCGGGAAGAAGTATATCAGCAATGCCGGGAGATAATCGACAAATATTACAAGCCGGAATATGCGGAATACGGCTCACCACAAGAACTTTTTATAAAGTCAGTGGCATTTATTGAAGGAAAACTTTCCGACAACAAGCAGCTTCTCCGATCAGACCCCACCTATCTTGCCAACCTCGCCAACCAATCCGAAGAACAGCGTGCCCGTGATCTCGACGGCAACTGGAAATACCGCTCAGTAGGTGACGATATGATAAAGCTTCAGCACATGGAAAACTTCTATCATGCCCCTTATAAGCAAGGCGATAATGTCCGCAGGGTGTCATGTGATGTGGCTTTTGAAGGAGGTGACAACATGGTGATGGTGCTATGGGTGGGATGGCACATTCAGGACATATACGTATGTCAGTTCAATTCCCGAATGGCAGTCAATGCAGTAAAATCAAAACTCAATGAATGGCATGTGAGAGAAGAGAACTTCACATATGACCTCAACGGTTTGGGACAAGCATTCAAAGGATTTTTCCCGAAAGCGATACCGTTCAACAACCGTGAAGCTGTCACCGATGAGTTCAAGGGAATTTACGCCAACCTCAAATCACAAGCTGCATATCTTTTTGCCGATAAACTTATTAACTGCGAAATTTCAATAAACGAAAATCTGATAGACAAGAAATTTAACGGCACACCGCTTTCCCTCATTCTTAACAAAGAAAGAAAAGCTATAAGACAAAGCATAAACGAGGCTGACAAAGGTTTCTCACTCATAAAGAAAGTGGAAATGAAATCCATTGTAGGACACTCACCGGACTTCATTGAAGCCATGCTTATGCGTATGATATTTGAAATAAAGAAAACCGCTCACGTAAAACCAAGATTAGCCAGAATAGTCAGACCATTTAACCGCTATAGAAGATGAATACCAAAGAAGTAAAAACTAAAAGACCGTGGAAGAAAATACTTCCCAACGGAAATTCTCATGGCACTTTTACAGCATCCACAGAGGTGCCTATGCCTTTTGATGACATAGCTTTCAGCATAGTGACACAAGCGGATTTTCTCCGTGAATATTATCCAAGCGGCCATGCCATAAATGATCCTACGGTATATCCGGATATCACTCGTGAGGAACTTGTACCTGTACTTGATGCGGAAGGAAATGATACCGGAAAAACGAAAAGCCGTTACTATACTGAATTTGTTCCCCGATACGCATTTGCTTTCCAGCAAATAATCAAGATAAAGCAGATGGTGCATCTGTGCGGAAACGACATACAGTTTGAACTATGCAGTCCTAAACCTTCTCAGAAAGATATGGATATATTTAACATATACCGTGAAGGATGGCTGAAAAAAAACATGGAAATAGCTTTTTTTGATGCTGCAAATTCCGTAAAGACCACAGGAGATACGGCTTTTCTTGGATATTTAGACAATGGAGTGTTCGGGCATAAGGTATTGTCGTTTGCCAATGGAGATACACTCTATCCGCATTACGACTCAATCACCGGAAAACTTCGCCTCTTTGCCCGCTCGTTTAATGATACCGACAATAACGGAGGAACGACAACGGAATGGTTGGAAGTATGGGATAAAACTTATATGTACCGTTTCAAACGCAACGGAGAAGCCGCAAAGACATTTAAGGACAAGATTCTTGGTCTCTTTGGAGTAGATGGATATTCTTTAGTAGAAAAACGCCCACATGGGTTCCCTTTCATTCCTGTGGCCTACCATCGAGACGAAGACGGAGCTTGTTGGAGTGCATCTCAAGACAGCATAGATGCTTACGAAATGTCATTTTCGCAAATGGCACATAACAACCAGGCATTTGGAGAGCCAACCCTTGTGTTTCAAGGTGAAGGAGATAGGCTTGATGCTCAATATGATGCTAACGGTACAATTAAGACGCTTTCAATGGGTACAGATGATAAAGTGTCCTATTTAAGTGCCCAAAGCGCATCTGAAAGTTACATGAAGCAACTCGATACGCTCTACAAGATGATATTTACCCAATCTTTCATAGTTGAACCTCCAGAACTAAAATCAGGAGATTTACCGGCGGCAGCATTAAAAATCCTCTATTCTCCGGCTGTTGAGAAAGCTATGAACGATGCTCCCAAATACCAAAAGTTCCTTGATGACATGGTAGCCATATTCTCCTATGGTTACGGAATGGAAATGAAAAAGACCATCGATTTTACCAATCTCAATATGAAATGGTGGATAGAGCCGTATGTACATGTGAACACGTCCACTGTCATTTCTGACCTTGCAACTGCTGTACAAAATGGTTTCTGTTCCAGACAAACTGCATCCGAACGTATAGAAACTTTATATACCACTAATGGAGAATGGGACAGGATCGTCCGGGAAAAGAAAGAAGAACAGCAAGCCGACCTTCTCTTTGAACTAAAGACAGCTAAAGCGAATAAGACAGAAGGAAACCAAGTCACCGTAGAAGAGGGAGTGAAAGCCTAATGAGATATCCGTCAGACAGAGAAATAGAGGAAGCGAAGGATTATATCCGCCAGAGGCTGCAAGCTGAAAAAAGCATGGGGAGAAATCTCCGTACCGCTATGCTCCGTGCTGCTGAAAGAATAATATCCATATCCCACAAATACGGCATACCTCCAAAGATGTTCCGCTTTTCCTTAGACCTGAATCTGAAGCACGAGGTGGAAGCTGTCATTTCTGATTTGCGAGCCACTATCGAAGACTACACTTCAACCCTTTCTGTAGCCACTCACAATGATAAGGAAGAAGAGATATTAGCATATATCACACGCAACTCATACGGAAAAACATTTGGTGAACGTAACGCCATATATGCCAACCGATACAAGTATGAGCTGGAAGCCGCCATCGCCGCATCTATGCTTGCGGGAACATCGAAAGCTGCCACCCTTCAACTCATATCCAAAAACCTGGAACACCCGTACGACAATCCAGACTTTATAGAAGCAGTCAAAGCAGGAGATATGAACGCCACACGCATACGGACCGATAGTATAAGCTACGGGATAGGACGAACCAATAGCAGTTTCACGGCCCTCCGTAATCTGACCGTATTTGCGGTGGCAGAAGGTTGGATGAAATATTGGTACCTATCGGGAACAGAGAAGGGCGCAAAAGGTTTTATTACTTTCCGATCCAGTAGCTTTCCCTGCCAGACATGTGACGAATATGCTATGCGGACTCATCCTATGTCAGACCCGTATCCACCACTTCACAATAATTGCGTATGTGGAATGGCGTTTATCTATTAACCTAAAATACAAGAAAATATGCTCAAATATTCAAAACGATTCATTAACGAAACCAAGAGATACAACATATCCGTATTGGAACGCGCAATGGCAGACATGATAATGATGGGCTGGGATGCTACTGAAGCTTTTATTGCTACCGGCCAGTACAAGCCTACCCTTGCCGATGAATGGAACAAGCAGCAGATAGACAAGATCATCAACGACCCCAACATTCTTACCTATATGCAATCTAAGCAAAAGGCAATTCGATTGGGACGTTTCAAGAAAATACCGACCTCGTGCGATAAGGACGAGAAAGAAGAAACCGAAGATGATTTTACCGGAAAGTTCCGCGACAAGAACGAAGTTCTCAATGCCCTCGTCGCCACAGTCAAAGACCTAAAAGGCAAAGACCGCGCTGATGTTCTTATGAAAATAGCCGACCTCCAGCAGATGAAAAAGGAAGAAACAATAGAAGAAGACAATACCGTCCATTTCTATCTTCCAATCTCCTGTAAGTCATGCTCTCTATACATGAAAGCTAAAAACAAGAAAGCACAGCTGGAAACAAACAATGAAGAAGGATAGCTTATCCGTAACCGGAAAAAGTTTAGGGGCACGGTGTACATAGAATACTCCCGTGCCCCTCTTTATTATTTCATTCGATAAAATTACCTGCTATTTTAAAATAGCCACACACCCAATCACAAGAACTATCAGAGAAATCAGTGCGGTTACAATTCCTGTTATCGCAGCCCACTTGCTCCAATTAACAGGATTGAATAAATATGGGTTATCATACAGATACATCTTGCCTTGCTTGGTCAGCCTTATACCACATACTTTGCCATTGGTAAGGAACGAGCATTTCACAAGGCCTGCCTTTTTTAGAGAGCTTGCAGCTAGCGCATATTTGTCATACGGAATATCACTAGGTACATCCGTAAATCCTGCGTCAAGCATCCGCAACACTTTTTTTTTCGGTCTTAGACAGCTTTATCCGTTCCATTTCACTTTCATAGTTTAACCCTCAGTTCCACTACATACCTAAAATCCGTCTCTTTTCCCATGTTGTCATATACAGGTTGCCGGATAAACCCTATTTCATCCACAATAAGCCCCGTATTCCTCTCATACGTAGTCATCATACCGGAAATGTCCTTCTCAATTTCCGCTTTCAGGGCTTTCGCTTTTTCTATTTCCCCCATTTTCTCCCTCCATTTCCTTTTTCATCTCATATTTAGTACGTTCCTCCGCAAGAATTTTGGCATCTTCCTCGTCACTGACCGATTCGGCTTTCACGCGATCAATAGCCCGTACAACAACTTGAACTACATCATTCTGAAACTCAGCGTCAAGAAGTGTAGCAACAGCGAATACGTTATTGAAAATAACACCTACGCCCGACTTGTCCTCCTTCAGCACATTGTCAAGCAGTCCATACATCATGCTGTCAATCCTATACATGAATCTGAATATGCCGCCCGAAGCACGAACCTCCATGAAATCTACTCCGTCCATCTCCACCTTTTCGACAATCCAGTTGCCAATCTGTAACTTTTCTCCGTCTTTCATAAACTATTATTTATATAATTAATAATTCTATACTCTACATCGTTCCCCTGTATATTTACATATAAAGGAGTATTAAAATACTTGTCATCTATAAACCCATCCTTTGTCAGGAGCTTTTCAATAAATGTTCTCCTTAAGAAGCTACCACCGTGAGGCACTACTATAATGCCCCCATTCTCCGATTCTATTTTCAAGAAAATATCCGATTGCTCTTTCTCTGAAAACCCACTTATATCCGTGACTCCATATTTTACAGCCAATGAACCTATATTGTATCCGTATTTTACGCTATCGGAATGACAATATTGAGTAAACAATCCTATATTGTATATAGTTATCATACCTTGTCTATATTAAAGTTCTACATATCCTCCGCGTCATACTCCACGTCCCCGTTATACCCGTCAAAATCCATGTCCATGTCAGATACAATAGGAACAGGAGTCTTCAATTCCTTCTCGTTACATCCGAAAACCTTGTAAATAATGCCCTTGGAATCCCTTCTCCTGCTCATCTTACCGAATCCCAGTTTCGTAAGCTGCTTTCCAAAGTCCTGCATGCTTACACTTTCAAAGCCGTTGGCTTCCGCATAACGCACCATATCGTTATACATGTCTGAAGACCTTAACCACGTGAATAACTCGCCCTTGGCATTGGCGGAAGGTCTTACCCCGCGTGCAAAAGCCCAAGAGAAAGTTATGTTGCTTTCCCCCATTACTATAAGCTTCTGCTTCTCCGAGTTCTCGCTCTTCGGAAAGACAAACCTTCTTTGCTTTAAATATTTCCCGCCTCTGATAATCCAATTCAATATACCAGGATATTCCTGCTTCAAATCATCTGCAAGATGCTTGTTCTGCATCTCTTCTGGGATGACATTCTCAAACATCACATACAAGAAACGCCTGAAATATCCATAGCTCGTATCCGAAGCCTTCGGGAGATTGTTCATGTTGAATATCATCCAAGGGACATTCCGCACCTCATAGACATTCCCTCCGATATTCCGACCATAAACCATCTCTCCTGAGCATAACGTCTTGAACGCGTCCTCATACCCCGATATGTCCCGCGCTTGTATCTCCGGGCACATGTTAACCAACTTGCCGTCAATCCTGGCAATATTCCTCAACCTCTCGTCACCTCCCTTGATCAAAGACAACAATCCCATAGAGGAAACATTCTCCCTGCCGAATATCCCCGTTATCGTCTCGTATATCACAGACTTGCCGTTGCTACCAGTACCGAACAGCATAAGGCAGTTCTCAACCTTGTCTATCATCTTCCCCCTGTCAAACGTACACAGTCCCAAGTACATTTGCAATATCAACCTGCTATCCTTCTCCGGCAAGACAGTCCGCAAGAAAGACTGCCACATCGGACACTTCGCACTGGGATCATACTCATAAGGATGCTTGTATATAACGTGATACTTGGCATCAAAAGGACGCAATTCCCCATCCGTGAAGTCAACCACACCGTTAACATAAGCCTTGATATGGAATACCGGACAGAACGGATTATTGATACGGATAGAAAGACGAGCCTCGTCCTGGAACTTCTTTGATGAATAATGCAAAATCCTACTGCTTACCCGCATGCGAATCAACCACTCCTCGATAGCCTTGCCTATCAACTCAGGATTGACCGGCTCGTAAATCTCACCAGTAAACAGGTAATAACAGCCATGAAGATAACAGAAATCACTATTTGCCATGATCTTAAACACAAGACTCTTGATTATCATAGAAGATTCGGCAAAGTCGGAACCCGAAGAAAAACGGGCAAAAACATTCTCGTCAGAAAGAGTGCATAATTTAGTGACTATTAAATGCAGTATATGGTCATAATAACTATTCATATAAAAAGTGCTTGAATATTAAATAATTATAAGAATATCAGTTAACGTAATGCATAAAAACAAGCGTTTTATAGAAATATATATCGCATATATTAACTTGTATTTTCTACAAAAATACTGATTATATACACAATATACAATATTATCATTAATTTATTTTATATCAAGGATATATAATATGTAGTATAAAAAATAACATATACAGGAAATGAATAATAACCATACATATTAAAGCGTAACAGAATTAATTTAATTGCATATACAACTAAATAATCAATATAACAAGAAACAAACGGGAAAAATAAAAAAATAAAATAAAAATTTTGAGCGATAATCATTTGCCTTTTTGGTAATAAAATACCACCCCGGGGTGGGGTATTCGTGTTGTAAATATTATACTAATAATATTCATAAAACACCCTTTTTAGGTCATATAAAGCACATTTACACCATTTTTAGGTATCTACTGTTTATATATTTAACTACCCATTTTAATGATAAATATTATTTTCACTTTCTCGTGAATATTATATCTATAATATTATAACAGGCAAAGATAACTCACTACATTTGCAATACCAAAGGGATGGGGATAGTTACATATACAACCAAAACATATACATAACCTACACTGTCATTCTTTTGGTTTTAAACGATGATATTATTAACGATTAAAATAACGATTATGAAAGCAATGAATTTCTACACGAGTAACGGTTGGTCTGGTTCAAACTATGACAGCAAATTATCTACAAAGGAAATAGCCGCAAAGGTTAGAGCTTATGCAAAGAAGAATTTTCCTAGTTTTAAATTCTCTATTCGTTCAGAGTGGAGCATGTACACAGATTCTATGTGTATCGAGTTAAAGGCAGGCGCTTGTGTTCCTTTTGTTGAAGGTTCAAGAAGTGCGGAACGCGGTTATATGTCCACAATGTCCACCGTTAAGGGTTGGGAAGATGAATTAACTCCGGAAGTGTTCGCGGTTCTTGATGCTGTTGCGACGTATGCAAGTTCTTTCCGTTATGATGATAGCGACGGAATGCAAGACTATTACGATACTAATTTTTATCTTAGTATAAAGGTTAGTAATGAATACCAGATTGTAGAACCTAAAGAGAAGAAGAACGCACTAAAACAGGAAAAAGAAAATGCTTCCAATATGGTAGAACCTGTTGCCGTTGAAGGTCTGGAGATAGTGGACTATTCCGAAAAAGCTATTGCGGTGTTCGGTGACACGAAAGCTATCAAGGAGCAATTAAAGGAATTGGGCGGACGCTTTAACCCGTCTTTAAATTATGAAGGCGAAAAGCGTTCCGGATGGATATTTAGCAAGAAGCAGGCGGATAAGGTTAAAGAACTGGTAAAGGCTACAGAATTGCCGGAACTTACAGAGGAAACACGGGAAAATAACACCCCGTTAGTTATTGACGACTACACTAAATACTGTTGTGTGGATTATCCGACAACATCCGAAGAACTGGACGGGTTTAAATTGGGTGAAGTCGTTTATGATCAGATCGGAGAAATAGGCGTTATATTGGCTTTTAACGAAAAAAACGGGACCGCTCGGTTAAATTCAAATGGTTGTTGCAATGTCGGTAATTTGAAGAAGTGCCCGAAAACTATTGCGGAAAAAGAAGTTAGGTACATGGATATAATACGCCCTGAGAAATCATCTACAAGTCATAACGTTGAAGCCTATGAAAAGAAAGTAACTGGGAGACGTTACACTGTCAAGGATAAGCCGTTAATGCTTGGATATTACGGAATAGTGGATAATTTGGATAATTGTATTATAGATTACTATTCGACTAAAGAGGAAGCCGAAAGAGGGGCCGAATACCTGAACGCGCATGTAGACGATAACGGGCGATTAAGGAAAGCCATCTAAATAACTATCATATGTTTTGTTTGATGCTGTTATTGTTCGGTGCTGTCCTGTTTATCAGCGGCACCGATATAGAGAAGATAAGGGAGTTTATAATTGATAGATCAGATAAATTTTAATATTATGGAACTTGTATTTAATGTTAAAGGCTTCAGTTACGATAAGCTTAAAGAAGTAAAAGGGAGTGAATGGAGAAAGTTCATAGGTTACTGCAAAAACAAAGAGAATGGCGTTTCAACCCCTGAAAAGGTTATCTGTCCCCGTAAGATTTTCGCGTTTCATCAAGCGACTAATTGCGGTGTAATTCCTTCCGTTAATGTTGCCATACGTCGCGGTTATTGTCGTTTAGAGTTTACTCTATAACACTAAAATGGATATGCAAGAGCAATTAAGAATATACATTACATCTTTAAATAACAAATTACTGATATCAATAGAGGAAGGAAGAAAATTATGAGCTGGAAACCAAGTCGAAGTTCTGGATGTGGCTTTGATAATGCCAAAATCCGAGAGGAGAAATATAGAAAAGAATTAAATACGTTGATGAGTGATCCTCAAGCAAATATACAAAAAGTTTCTAAATCTTATTATCATTTACTTATCTCATTACGAGATCAGCAGAATTACTTTGGAGGAAATTATTCTATTAAATTTGGTTTTTTAATTCCCTATATATGGCTAGAAAAGATGAGAAATCATAAAGAACTATGTTATAAACCGTTACGGGAATTTATTCAATAAAGAAATAAGGAGGAATGATATGTATTTAGGTTTTATACTTTGGCTGATTTTTATTTTCTTTCTATGTTGCGGCGCAAGTGGATGTATAGGTTTTATCCTTCTTGTATGGACATTGGGGGGTAATTATTACTGTTATCTTATGCAAGAAAAGAATAGTTAAAGATTAGGCTATGGAATTGAATGAATTGAATAAGATTCTTTTCGGCTCCAAGATAAGCCGGGAAGGAATGGAAAGAATGAATAAGTTAGGCTTGTTGCCTGAGTTGTTCGATATAAAGGACTGGAAAAATACCTTTTGCGGGAGGTTCATTTGCAAATATCCGAAATATTACGGTATCATAACCAAGATGCAAAAACTGTTGGGCCGGCTTCCAGAATGGGAAGACTTTACAAAAAGCAATATAGATGACATCTTGAGTCTTTTTTCGTCTTGCTCACCAAGTTCCATACGGACATATACGGCAATGCTAAAGGCTGTATTAAATGACGGAAAAGACGAATTCGTTTTGCCTTATCCGAAATTTGCCGAACGGTTAAATGTCAAGGGAACGCCATCCGTCAACGTTTATCTCAACCTGGATGAACTTTCAAGACTTGAACAATACCGACCGAAGAATGAGAAAGAGAATATTGTCTTGGCTCAGTTCTTGATAGGTTGTTATACGGGTGCCCGACATTCGGATATACTTGAAATGACAGGAGAGAACATCCAAGGAGGTTATATAACATACGTAAGCAAGAAAACGAATATAGCTGCAACCATTGAAGCAAAACCAATACTTAAAAAGCTGTTGCCGATTGCCGGGAAGCGGAAATATGTAGATGCATGTTTTAACGATACTATACGGGATATTTGCCGGGAGTGTGATATCAATGGAAAGATAAAGCTATTCCGCAGGGGAAAGAATGAGACGGGTGAAAAATGGCAGTTTGTCGCATCCCATACCGCACGAAGAAGTTTTGCAACCAATTTAGCGGAACTAGGTGTTCCGTTACTCCAGATTGCCAAAAGGATGGGCCATTCAGACATTAAGATGACTCAAAATTACGTTGTGTGTGGCACTGGGAAACTGAATGAAAAGGCGAGCGCATTTTTTATGTAGTAATGAGGTAGGCTGTATCTTATAAGTCGGTAGCTGATCTTTGACGTATTGGATTTACCGCTTAATGTTATACAACATACAAATATTTGTATTGTTCCCTTTTGGCAGTACAAATATTTGTAGTATATTTGCAGTATAAGAAGTAAGGCAATAAACAATATGAGCAAGTATTATCAAATAAACGGACTAAAAGTAAGAGTTTCAGATCATGAACCGAATACCTCTCTTAGAGGTTCAAATGACATCTGCCTTTATATAAGATCTGCATGTAATGAGCTTCTTTCTATTGAAAGCCAAATAGAGGCTGTGTGTGAGAAAAGGGGATATGAAATTTCGGACTTTCAAGAAGTAATAAATGATTGGAAAGATGGTACTTATGATATGCATACTTTCGAGAATGCTAATGAAGAAGTGGATAATGATTCTCCCTGTAAAGTTGTTCCTGACCTTATTGCTCAGTATCGTACAAGCAACGATGAAAAATTGAAGGGATATTCGTTGTCACGGTTTGCCAAGCATTTTGAAGTTAAAGCCTTGTCTGAAAAGACTGGAGTGTCCCAAAGTTATATAAAGAAATACTTTAATATTAGGTGATATGGATAAACAAAATTACAGAGAAGTCTTAGGACAAGCATTGCAATCATTTAGAGAATCAAAAGGTCTATCGAGGTATGCAGTGGCACAAAAAGGACAAATTAGAATAGAACAAGTTAAAGCCGTAGAAGAAGGAATAACAAACTATACGATAGATGTCTTTTTAGGTTATATCTGTGGAGCTGACTTGTTCATGTATTTTGCAGAGAAAGATAAAAAAGAAGGGATTGATTTTAAAGAGATGCTGGAAAAAGGGAAGGGAAATTTACCTAAACAAGTTTAACTAGCATAAGGCGATATAATTGAATTTACCGCCTTTCTTGTGTCCGGAAGGCATCTAGGTTCAGTTTTTTTTATTTTAACGTAAATTGAAACAAAATAGGGGCAATTTAAATTTGCCCCATTTTTATTTTACTTTCCAGCAACTCAAACGACTTTTCGACTTCCGAATTAAGAACCTTCGCATATTCTTGTGTCGTTTTTATATTGGAATGTCCCAACATTTTGCTTACATTCTCTATCCTCACACCGTTGTTGAGACACATTGTAGCGAACGTGTGCCGGGCCATGTGAACGGTTAATTTCTTGTCTATTTTCGCATAGTCAGACACGATTTTAAGCCTTAAATTGTATTGCTGGTTACTGATTACCGGAAGGATGAAATTGTATCTTTCAAGCACTTCAATAGCAGGAGAAAGAAGAACGATAAAGTATCTTTCTTCTGTTTTTTGCCGGATATCCTGGATCACCATTTTGCCGTTTAACCTTTTTATGTCTTTTTCGAAATCAAACTTTGCAAGGTCTGCATATGATATACCGGTATAAGATTGGAAAACAAATAAGTCCCGCACTTGGCAAATGGTCTTAGAAGGTATTTCAGCCTTCATAATTTGAGCCAATTCTCCCTCGGTAAGGTATTTCCTTATCTGATGTTTTCCGCGATCAAAATGAAGCCCTAAATAAGGATTGGAATCAAGTAATTCAAATCTTATGGCTTCGTTTATATAACGTTTCATTCTTTTGTGGTAGTTATGCACCGTGGGTTGAGAATAACCTTTTGAATGTAACCAGTCATCATATAGTATTATATTCTCTTTCGTAAGGTCGGAGAAATTTGTTATTCGTTCAAAGCTTCTTAAAGACTCCGTGAATGTCCGGTGTGTCTTCTTGGTACTCTCTGTTATATCCTGCCTTTCCTCTAATCTTCTTTCGGCAAATTCTATAAAGCTTTCCGACTTTTTGGAGAATTTGATAAACCGGTCCAGCCTTTCAAAGTCGAATGGCTCCCTTTTACGGATAAGCTCGTTTACCCAATCCTGTATAATCCTGATTTGCTCGTCAAGACTTCTGTTTAATTCAAGCATTTGCATTGAATTTATTACCTTTTTTCGTTCGTCCCATTGGTCAGAATATAACTTCACACCAGTTCCAATATATTTTCTTTTCCTTTCGCTAAGGACTTCAATTTGTACAGAAGCCTTATGTTTTTTTGTAGCTGTCTTTTTTCGGTCAAAGACAAACCGTAATGTCGGGTATCTCATAATTTAAAGTTTTTAGGCATCTATTGAAAATTGGTATCACACAAGGTATCACAGGACAACTTTTTATTTGGGTCGTATTGGGCTGTATTGGGCTGTATTGGGACATATAAATTAGGCGATATATCTCTATTTTTGGCCAAAACGAAATTACAACACTCTGATATACAGCAAAATAGGGGCGATTTCTCGTCCCTATTTAAGCGGTGCGTACGGGACTATGCAATAACTTGTAAAATACTAATTTTCAACACAATGCATTGTTAATAATAATCTATGGTATCACATTTTTTCATTATTTCCTCTTATATTCATCTTCTTTACCGCATTTTGAAGCTTGGATATAAGCGTCATAATCTCTTTATATTCTTTCTCTTTTTCTTTATAATTCAACATATCCCCTTTTCCGGTACATAACCAGTATATATTAAGCATTGGGAACTTCTCTATTATGCGAGCTATATTATCGCTTCCTATACCTCCAGAGCTTGCGTGCAACGCATTGTTTAAATAGCCATTTGACAATCCGCACTCATCTTCAAAATTCCGTACACTCTTAATCATTTTCTCACTTTTAGCGTACATAACAAATTTATGTAGTCGTATCGCTGCACTTTCTTTATTTCCCATTTGGTATATGTTTTCGTAACAAATTCGTTGTTAAACAGCATGTTTAACAACATATATAAATCTCGAACCTTTTTAAAATACAAATGTTATCTATCAACCATAATTTAAATAATCGTACTATATGGAGAAAGTTAACCTTCCCGTTTGCCGTCTCATAAGGCAAATTAAAATTCTCATGCGACAGTCTTTGCGTATATCTGAAGATTTAGAATGTGCGCATAAAAGAATAACCGATCTTGAGAAAGAACTACAGGCGCATAACCTTGTATCGCAACGTAAACAAGCAATTTACGAGATGAAGATACTGCAACATGTCGAACCTCAAGGAGCATGAAACTACTTTTAGCCTGGATAGAAAGGCTTCATGTAAATGGGCTTTTCTATCATTTATGCACTTTCTCTATTAAACGTTTCCTTTGCATCTACAAACGCATGCTCAAGAGTTTCAAACTTCATCTTCATATTTTCAATGAGCCTTTCATAACGTGACACGGTTGTTTCGTATAGTCTTGCCAGTTCATCATAGGTAAGCCCGAACGTTCCGATGTCTGTAGATGACGACAATTCATCATTATTCAAGAACATAGAACCTTTTCCGGTAAGGATGTAGTTAGCGTTGACTTGGGGGAATGCCTCGCAAAATGAAGATAACACATTAATAGAAGCTCCTTGTCTTCCTGTCCTTATGTGCGACATCAATGTCTTATCTAGTCCATCTATACTATTTGCGATTTTAGCATCGCTAATCCCGATTTTATCAACTATTGATAAAAACCTTTCAGAATAAAGATTCTTTGCCATAATATTATTTTTAAAAAATTTATCTACTTTTCTTTGTAGTAGATAAATTATCTACTACCTTTGTCCCCGTAACACCTGCACGTGCTACGATACAAATTTGGTTAAACTTTCCTCGAAAGAGGTTTAACATATATAGATATCCGTTTCATGTGCAGATGAAGCGGATATTTTATTTATATCCAGTTGTACAATCGGTTATTGTTTCCGCTTTACGAGTACTGCGGAGGGCTATCGGGGAAAATACGTTCGACCAATAACAGATTTAAAACAACCTTCCGAAGCTTCACGGTGAAAGCCCGTGAGGGGATGCACGAAAGAAGGCAGTCGATTGAAATAAGCAGACTGGTGCGCAGGTGCAGGTTACGAGATAACCAACTCTGTAGAAGCTGAAAGCCGAGATTGGAAGCACCCAATTCAGAGCCGATGGGGTCGATACCTAACTTATACTGGTGATTTGCCATCGAATTATCCCTGAACCGTTAGAGAGAAAAACCGCTCTCTACGGGTAAGGGGATGATTCACTCAAAAATCAACGTTCCTTCAAACCTGGTAATTTATAAGTTAACACAATATATAATAATATGGATAATGTACTTAATGTAAATACACAATTTAAGAAGAAAGATATAGATATATTCCTTACTTCAAGAAAGAAACCATATTTAATAACCGCAGAACAAGTTATAGAATATTGGGATAAGAAGAATTGGTTAACAGTAAAAGGTGAAAAAATTAAATCAATAGCTGCTCTCGTAAATGTGGCAAATAGTTACCTCACTGAAAACAAACGAAAAGAATGTCTTTTGCCTGCTATTGACGAAACAAATCGTAGAAATCGCCAAAACGAATGGTCGCAAAAGAGAAGCCAATATTATGACCAATTAGAAATGCCACAATGGAAGTCTTATAGAGAATTTATATTCACTGTAAGAGGTCGAAAATGTGAAATTTGCGGCAATGAGAAAAAACTAAATATACACCATGTAAAATATATCAACAATAGATTTGCATGGGAATATCTACCTTCTGATGTTCTTGTTGTATGTGAAAGCTGCCATAGGAACATACATAAGATACCTCATTAATAACCGATGTAAATATTTCAAAGAACGAATTATGAAAGAAGAAATATTAAATTCATATACAAACTGTTTTTGTTCAGCGAATAATTTCAATCTTTTACCTCCATCTTCGTTACAAGAGAAAGAAGGTTGTCTGTATTATGTATATCATGGTTCTTTCGGAATAAAAAAATCAGTTCTATTAAGGAGTTCTTCTGAACTTGAGTTAATAAAATCTTGTTGGGGTCAGACACGGAAGATATGATTGTATTTATCATTGCGTTTGCCCCATTGATATCATTAATTCTCTCCTGATGGACTATTGTTGATATAGAATGAAGCAAATATTTGAATACAGCTATTCTATCATTTGTTTCTAATCCTCTTTCTAAATAATACTGCGATAAAGACATTTGTATTTCTATAATATTTTTTTCCGATCTAATATAATTCTCCATATTCATATTTAATACATCATCCTTTATCCTTCGTATATCTATTGCGGAAAATATCTGCCACCCAATAAGTACTGTAACCAGCAAAGACAATATTCCCACTATTATCCCTTGGTAATCCATTCCTAAATCAGAGGTATGCGGATAGGTTCTGCATAATGCAATTATAGACACTAAGACGGATATTCCAGATAATATCAATATTACTATGTTTCTATATTTATTCATATATACTTATTAATCAACTACTTACTTAAAATATGTTTTATAACATATATAAGTAGATAAAATATCTACTATTATTCTTTGCGGTAGATGATTTATCTACTATCTTTGCATCGTCAACCAATAAACAAACAAACTTGGTACATGCAAAAAGAAAGTGATGGCTTTCCCAAGTCTCACACATTTTCAAAGACAAATATAGTCGTAAGCTTTCTTATTTGCAAATAAAATACATATAAAATCTAAATAAACATAGAAATAATATGAAAAAAGTGAGTAAAAAAGGGATATTTTGGGTATAAAGGCAGGAAGTTCTATGACTTTCCACATGGATACCTACGAGGCTTTGAAAAGTGCGCATACATATGCTTATCAATTAAGCCATTCAAGTGACAAGCCACAGGATGTTAAGAAATACAGATGTTCCTACTCATTAAAGGATTTGACTATAACCATTATAGCGGTGGGGAAATGACACGTTCAGAGGCTCGTTTAATCGCAGAGGAGTTGTACAATCTGATAGGCAAAAATATGAAATCATATATATCAGAATGCATAAAGTACAATTCAGATGAGTATCTGAATACAGAAGAGGCTTCAACTATGATTGGTATTAGCGTAAAAACTCTCCGAAGAAGAAAAGACGAGTTTCCTCATGTCAAAATAGGTAAAAGAATAATGTTCTCAAAGAATGGGATCATTGAATTGATGAACAGATGAAAGCAAGAGATTACAAACTGGTGAAAGATGGCAAATACAATATGAAAGCCATCATGCAAAGAGCCTGGGTTTACATGAAGCAGAATAAGGCTTTCAAGTGGTATTCTTTTAATAATGCATTGAAAGATGCTTGGATGGATGCACATTTGAAAATGGATGATTATAAGGCTCAATTTAATCCTCAGTATCTGGATTATCCCAAACCCGCTAACAATTTTTAGGCAAGCCTTGATGGATTTAGATCCAACTTTAAGATGCTACGATAGTAGTTGGAGATAACAATTAACCTCATATGATTATGATAGAAACAATTATGATATCGCTGAGCTTGTACGCTGGCTATAAACTGTTCAGTAAGTCAGGTGAAAAGTTCTTCTACAAAGATTGATCCACAGCCCTACTGACGGATTGAACGACATCCAGTAGCGAGAACTGGGTAGGGATCTAAGGCGAAACCGATGAGCCTAACATTCGGGATGGCATGGTAAGCCTCAATAGTGTACCAGTGTTCCGCACACTTAAAATTAGGCGGCGCCGATAAGCATATAGCCGAGGCGAAGTGGTAGCGTAATGCAATTCTGCGATGATATGAGCGGATGCGTGCAACGTGGTTAAATATATAAATGCGCGGAGCTTTACGCGCCATTTGATAGAACAAAAGCTTAGTGAAAGCTATCAATATACCTCCCTTCCCGTCAAATTCGGGCGTGTTGAAATGCTAAATACGTATTGTTACGTTGAAGGGAGCTAAACTTATTAATCTTTTAAATATTATAGAATTATGATTGGAAAGAAAGTTATTATTAGAGCTGATAGAAGCGGCGTATTTTTCGGAACATTGAAAGAAAAGAATGGCAGTGAAGTTACATTAACAAACTGCCGCAGATTGTGGTGCTGGTACGGAGCCGCATCCATTTCCCAGCTCGCGGTCGAAGGGACAAAAAGCCCAAGCGAATGCAAGTTCACTCTGGTAGTTCCTACCATCACGATACTTGGAGTAATTGAGATTATCCCTTGTACGGAAGAGGCGGTCAAATCCATTGAGGAGGTGTCGGTATGGAAGAACAGATAAAGCTATTTCTTAGCTCTGGCTCTGGCTCTGGCTCTGGCTCTGGCGATGGCTCTGGCTATGGCGATGGCTCTGGCGATGGCTCTGGCTATGGCGATGGCTCTGGCTCTGGCTCTGGCTCTGGCGATGGCTCTGGCTCTGGCTCTGGCTCTGGCGATGGCTCTGGCGATGCTCTGGCTCTTGGCTCTGGCTCTGGCTGGCGATGGCTCTGGCTATGGCTCTGGCTATGGCTCTGGCTATGGCGATGGCTCTGGCTATGGCTCTGGCTCTGGTAATTAATATGTTTAATGGTGATAAAGTCTACATAATAGATGAAACGCCGACCATTATTAAAAGTATCCGAGACAACATAGCCAAAGGATATATTCTCAATGGAGACTTTACCTTAACTCCGACATTTATTGTCCAAGGATAATGGCAAATTTGCACATGGAGAGACATTACATGAGGCATTCTTTGCACTCCAAGAAAAACTGTATGATAATTCAACCGAGGAAGAGAGATTAGAAGCTTTTAGAGCACATTTTCCTGACTTTGCGAAGAAGATATCTGCTAAAGAATTATTTCATTGGCATCATGTTTTGACTGGTTCATGTAAGCAAGGAAGACTATCATTCTGTACCAATAAGGGTATAGATATTGACAAAGATGCATATACCATACATGAGTTTATAGAATTAACTCAAGATTTCGTATGGGCGGTCATATAATCAGGAAGCTGAAGTAATTATGCATTATCCCGTGGCTTACCTATCCTTAGTGTAAGTAGTAAGGCAATCATCGGAACGCTCACGGGAACTATCCCGCAGAAAAGGTTAGTGCTAATACTGTACTAAAAGCCATGAGAGAAACGAAGTGCGCACCGTTTTTACTTTACCCTTGTACAGGCGGTTATTTTTTAAATCTGAATAGATATGATAGAAATATTAGAATTTATTTTCCAAGACTTTTGGCATTGGTTGGGTACATTAATACTTGTAGCTGCCATTCCTGTTCCATTTGGGGAAATAAGAACCTTGTTACGGATTGGGAGAAACAAGGGAAAAAGTAAAACGGAAGTTTAATTTAATACAGAACAGAATAATACTTATGGTGTACAGGTAACCGTGTAATAAAATGAGTGCAAATAATAATTCAACAGGTGGTATTGCTTCTGCGGATTGCTAACGATAGTATTTATAGTACTAAAACTAATGCATTATATTGATTGGTCTTGGTGGTGGGGTATTATCTCCTCTTTTGATTCCAATCGCAATAGTATTAATCATTGTTTTTTTCATTGTGATATTGAGAGTGTTTTTTGCTTTAAAGTAAAACGTACAGTAAAGGAATCGGGATTTGCTGCAAGAATAAAAAATGAAAGAATGAGGGAGAATATGCAACGTAGTAAATTCAAAGACAATTGGAAATCATGAAAAAGGAGCATTGGTAAAGTATAAAGCTCCCGGTTTGGGGAAATAAGATCGGGAAGATATATAGCGTTAACGGTGACAGAGTAATGGTGCAGTTTGGAAAGCATGATTTTGTAGAGTTGTATTCAAATGATTTAATCGTAATGACAATGCTATGAAAGTGATTATGTTTATTCTCTCACTATTCGTCTTTTTATGCTCAATAGTGATGTTGTACGGAGCAGTTGTTAATGATAGTCCTATGTATGCTACAGGATTATTATTATGCTTATCATTTGTGGAGTATCATTTATAATGGCCCGAATATCTTATAAAGAGTTGGGGCATTAATTGCAATAAAAAATCCTTTGAAATGTAGTTATTTTTACTGTGTTGTGTGCGGTCTGTGAAGATAGTACACTTTTTTATTAGGAGAAGTGGCGGAATCAGTAGACGCACCCACTCGATAATAGGACTGCCAACCTTAGATGTGGCGAGCTTGGCAACTCGTCCCAGTGCAAATCTGGGCTTCTCCACGAATTATTAATTTAAAATTTATTATTATGCCAATTATTAAAAAGAACGACGTTACTCCTGAACGTCCGGTCCATCATTGTATTGTATGGTACTCCAGGAACAGGCAAGACATCCCTTGCCACAACAGCGGAAAATCCGTTATTGATAGATACGGATAGAGGGTTATGATAGAGCGGTACAACGTTGTGATACCCCTCACTGCTAACAAATGGGAAGATATAACGGCAGAGTATGAAACAATGAAAGTCTTACAAGACTATTATCCTGCGGACAACAGCCCAAGGCATGTTTAGGATGACTATCTGATGAACTTTGCCATAAAGAACAATTATAAGTTGGCAAATAATGCTTTTAAAGCGATTTGGGCAAATGGCAGAGGATTTCAAGTCATTTGTTAACCAACTTCGTTCTAATGGTTCTGACATAATCTTTATCTGCCATGATAAAGAAACAGTGGAAGGTGGATATTGTCCAAGCACTCTCCTGATTGTACAGGACAGAGTAAGGATCTGCTTCTTCGCATTGCTGACCAAGTTAGGATATATATCAAAAGTCAATGGAAAACGTACTGTTTCATTTGAGCCTACCGATACCTTTATTGGTAAGAATGTCGCCCAGCTTCAGATGATGGAAATTCCCGAATCCACTAGTGCAGATTTCTCAAATTGTATGGCAGGGAATTATTTCTACTGTGAAGTCCCGCGATACAGAACAAATCGGAGGAACAGAAGAAAGCCAATGAGATGCTTGCTATGCTTAGAGAGAATCTAGCGGCAGCTATGACCGATGAAGATATAGCCGCACTCATCGAAGGTATGAAAGAACTTCCAGTAGTATTGCAATATCCGTTCTTTCAAGAAATGAAATCCAACCTTGCATCCAAGGGCTATAAATACGAAAATAAAAGTTCGTCAAGGAATGAGACCGTTAATTCGCGTGACTACTATTGAAGCATTCCCGAAAGTATATGGAGCAAAGCGAATACGCTAACTTCGAGATAACTGAAGCAATCGGTTATTGATAGCATAACGGGTGTATTTGAGGGAAATGCCTATACTCGCATTGGGACGGCTTTTCATAAAATTGTAGAAGAAGGTACACCGCAATGCGAAAAGATAGAAGCAGGCGAGCGTACCTTCCTCTATTATGGCAAAGAACAGAAAGAACCTATACTTGTGGACGTATTTTTGACATTGAAGGGAAACAAAGGTAATATTAGACGTACCGCAATGCAAGGTGGCACTTGCGTACCACAATGAACACCCGGATGCGTTTCACGAAATAAGGCTCTACAAGGACTTTGGGGATGCAGTTATAACAGGGTGCGCCGACATGATAGATGGTGTGGAGATTAGGGATATAAAGACCAAATATTCTTATCCATCCGATGCTGACTATATAAATTCTTGCCAATGGCGGTTTTTAATCTACAGCTATTCAATGCGGATGTATTTCACTTTGACTTATTCATCTTTGAAGGATACGACAAAGATAAGCACGGATATGATTGTAAGAGGACTCCCACTGAAACGATATGAGCCTTCTATCACATGTTATCGTTATGATGGTATGGAGCAAGATAATATGAATCTGCTACACTCTTTTTTAGAGTGGGCAGAATATAGAAACTTAACCAAGTATTTATTAAAAGAAAAAATAGAAGAATAATATGGCGAATCAAATAACTGGGCGGATAATTGAAATCGGTCAGACCGTCCAAATCCCATCCAAAAACGGGGGAACACCATTTACTAAACGGGAATTTATTTTAGATGCTACCACTTATGATCCTTATACTGGTGAGCGTAGTGAGTATGAGAACATTATTCCTTTAGAGTTCTCGGGTGATAAATGTGCAGAAACTTGATCGTTATAAAAATGATGATGTTGTTACTGTATCATTCGTGTTTACAGGGGCGTTCATGGACAAATCTAGATGGAGAACTAAAACGTATGGCGGTCTATTCGATGTTAACAAAATAGAAGCGCGTGGAGGTGTATCTCAATCCCCTCAGAGTGTACCAGTACAACAGCCGGTACCACAGCCGACTTATCAGCAACCGCAGAACTTTCCGCCTCCTGTTGATGCGAATGGTAATACCAAAGACGATCTCCCCTTCTGATGAAATACGATGGGTTCCAATCCTTTCCATGCCCAGGCAGGCAAGAGCGAAGCTGGAGAAACTGATAAAGGAAAAGAAGATATTTGAACTGACCGAGAAGAAGCCGCAAAGGTCATTGAGTCAGAACAGGTATCTTCATATATGCCTTGCTTATTTTCGGTTGCCAAATCGGTGAAACGATGGAGTATGTAAAGCGAAACTATTATAAGATTTTGTGCAACAAAGACACTTTCATCCGTGAGAGAGAAGATAAGTTCCTTGGCAAAATAAAGTACCTGCGGAGTTCGGCGGACCTTGACAGTGCGGAGATGAGCCTTACAATCGAAAGGTTTCGGAATTTCTCAAGTGCCCAAGGTATATATATTTCCTTCTCCAGAAGAAGAGCGTCTGATTCAGATGATGGAGATTGAGATTGAACATAACAAACCTTATATTTAAAAAATGAAACTTACTCTAACAAAACAAGAAGTGCTTCTCCTGCAAAAACTACTTTATTCATACAAGGAATGTCTTCCCGATGGAACGACGGAGAAGCATGGACGTTTTGTCGGGAAGCTGAACAAGAAAATTAAAAGACAAATTATTAATCAATTAAATTATGATAGAAACAAGAAAAACAAAATCCGTATGTGACATCTGACCCGAAGAAGATGCTTAACATGTACCTTGCAAAACGTGTCCTCAAAACATGGGAGGAATCTTTCATTGATGAAGATACCGGTGAACAGTCAACATAGAACGGCATGAAGTCCTCTTTTGAGCGTGGCACGCTGATAGACCAAGACTTATTAGCAAAAATCCGTTTCAGTATGGAAGCTGATGGTATCAAGGAAGTGGAAGTTAGCAACCAGAATCGTTTTGGCGTTCGAGAATGAGAATAAGTTTTTATATCCATACATCGCACAAGCAACAGATAAGCGACAAGAAGTATAAGTTCTTGTTGTATGCCACTGGGCTGGAGAATGCTTTGCCTTATTTTGAAAGACTACATCGAACTCAATTACCAGTTCGGTTCACCCCTGACGATGGCAAAGGAATTCGATTCCTGCGTGATTCCTTACCGACAATCTGAAAGAACGTAAGGTCGATGATGTGGCTGTCGCTTACCTCAAAGACGAAATAACAATGGAAGAATACGTTGACAAGATGGACGATGAGACCTGAAGATAGTAACGAAGAATCTAAGCCGAATGAAAAGAAATTCTACCAGATTGAGACGAAAATCACCTTCACAGACGGGAGAATGAAGACGAAAGGTTCCAGACTTTTGTCCGGTGAACACCCTTCAACGTTGATAGGGCGATGATGCTTATCACTCACTACCTCAAAAATAAAGAGGAGGAATGCGAGAAGCAAGCCCAAAGAAAAGGGGCCATGAAGTTCAATAAAAGAGAAATTCCACACGGCTATTGAATCAGCCAAACCGATTCCAGTTGGGGCGGTTTATTTCGAAAGAGTTTTCTATGGCTTATTTGGATTGAGTTTATTCCTAATACAGACGTATGAATATTCTTATAGGAAGCAATCTTGTATCAATGAACGCACCACTTTCCGGAAATTTGAGATCGTTATGGAGCGACCCGATATATGAAAAGAAAGTAGTAGAATTGAGAGAGTATGGTAGAAAAACGCCATATAAGTCCAAAGGGTATCAAATCGAGGTGATTAAACCCACAAATCATGTGGAAGTTGACTGTGTTACATGGCGGTTCATGATGTTGACAGCTCGGAAAGACGGGCAAACATGGCGGAGGTATTCTCAGTGGGTAAAAGAGAGCCTAAAAGAAAGCGTACCGAAGTGCTTTAGGTATTACAAGTTGTAATTGCTTGGGTTCGACTCCCAAACTGCCGCACAAACTTGTGGTTGGAAGGGAACATGAAAGTATTCAGTTGCAAATGGATATTTCCTGTAATGCGCATACAGATAGTGTTCCCCGATGGAAATATGTGAGCCACACATAAATGGATATGGGGTTAGTGAATAATGGTTTCGCCCCCGGAGAATACGCTTCGGGCTTTTAATTCAAGAATTATGGAAAAGAAAATTTACCGTGTTGAAATCGTGGAAAATCTTATTGGTAAGATTAATCCTGTTGGTGAAACGAATGAAGACGAAATCGTTTTGAAAACCTCAAATTTGATGTGCGATTTGACAAATAGTCTGATCTCAAAAATAAGATAATGTGTCTTATGAGAATAAAGACAGGCAAGAACATTCGATAAAAAGAGCCGCTGAGTATGCAGAAAGGTTTTTAACAGAACAGATAGGAATACAATAATATGCCATACTACATAAAAAGAACTAAGTCCAAGAAGAAAGACAAGCCTTTGCCCTTGTTTGATAAGGCAGGGGTGATAATAAAGAAGAAGCCGGATTTAAAAGCTAAACTCGACAAAGAGTTTTCCCTTTTTATCCGGCTTCGTGATTGTATGCCAAACGGATATTTCCGCTGTATCTCATGCGGGCAGATAAAGCCTTTCGAGCAGGCAGACTGTGGGCCACTATTTCAGTCGTACACATTTGGCCACACGTTTCGATGAGAATAATTGCCATGCTGAATGCCGACACTGCAACAGATTCAAAGCGGACCATTTGGAAGGGTATCGGGTGAATCTGATAACTAAAATCGGACAACAGAAATTTGATTTACTAAAAGTGAAAGCTGCCGGTACTT